ACAATGCGTTCCTTTGTCATGTCTTTAAGATATAACACATTATTCGAAAACTTATCATCTGAATTATGACACAAAAATTGTTCTGACCCACCAAACCGCGTAGAGTAATGCGTTGCTACGCAGAGTAGATTCATTCCAACATCACCTAAAATGCGTTTCCATACATTTTCGTATTTGATTGTTTCGTGTATGTTGATTACGCGACATGCGTTGTAATCGTGGTCCTCGTGATATTTCAACTTGAAAGTATTAACTGCGTTTACACCGAGGTTAGTCTGAGAGAAATTATTAAGTTCTCTTATGAATGTCTTCGAATACAGCGGGATAAGATGGATAAGACCAGTATTTTTTTTGAGAATGTTATCACCAACCACTGTTAAGAAGTATTTGGCTGCGTCTTTTGAACTAAATATGGCTGGATATAATCGAGAAATGACGTCCTGTATAGTAGAAGACTCAGGAACAGAATTATAAATGGGGTTTTCTTTAATTATTTTCATCAATGAAACCTTAGTCTTATATTTCCAATTTAATAGATTACGTTGACTTGTGATAGTGGTTAATATGTTATGTAATATATCATCCTCACTACATAAATTATAATCATTCCCGTCATAGTTATAAAATCTCTCAGTTGCTGACACATAATAATATTTATGGGTATTCAAGTAATTGTTTATAAATGATGTGAATTCATTATTAAGTTCGGCTGTCCTGCTAATTCGAGAAATGTTGGTTTCTTGTATGCCTTTCATGATATTTGGAAGATTATTGCTTATATACGAGTGTAGTCTAGAATACATGTATTTATCAGACGCATATAAGTCGTTTAATTTTTGTAAAGCCATGATAGAAGACGATAGATCAAGTTTGTTATCCATTTTAATTAAAAGTAAAATATATCTATATATTACTTTTTGAAAGTTGTATTTATCGGTTTAGATACTGACAGCACTTGCGTGTTTTTCCTTATCATCTGTATATAAATCACTAGCGTCTACCATGGATTCTTTAATGTATTTAATGATCGCGAGTTGAGAACCTAACAATTGAGTTCTAGACATGTAACAAAACCACTGATATTTGCTCCGTTTTAACATTTCATCTACAGGTATGTAGACACCGCAACAAGACGCATGTAAGGCAAGACTTTGTTCCTCCATCAAATCATCAATGACAATTTGTTTATTTTTGATATTTTTGACACCGACATTCTCGCCCCCAATGAGATTCAGCTCATTCTTATTAATTGCATTTATACACCATCGATTAACATCGCCGACGAATGTGTGTTCGCTCGAAAATTGCGTTTTAGAATTGCGAACAGTAAGATAATTAATTAACTTGTCCACCGTATCGTTATTTTTGACACTTCCCATGAAATAAGGGTCAGGGACAAAAGACAAGGACTTGCTTAAATCCACGTTGTTAACGGTCCGGTTAACAATCTCAGTGACGAATGCGCTATCACCGACAGTGCCTTCATCATATATTGTTTTAAGATTCGCACTACAAACAAATGAGTTGGGAACAACCATCCCACCATACTTATTTAATAATGTAAGCATTCCCACCTCACGATACCTCGATTTAATTGGGTCTGGCATGGTAGTAATGTCTACACCCCATCCGGGAATTAGATTACTAAATGTATTATCATCGATGAGGCATATGTGAAAGTCTCGGCTACAATGGTCGATGACAGACTGTATTGTCAGGTGCAGATAAGGTTGGTTCAAATCCATTGTATTACGAGAACCGAAAGATTTCCAATTGCGGGCATTTATTTCATACTGCGTGTGAATCCATATTTTCGGTTTATTAAATCCGTACAAAGGCGTTTCATTCAATAAATACTTTTGTATTAACTCATAATCATCATTTGTGCGTTCCGAGAAGTTTTGTTTGAATTTGTTGCCTACATAACTAGCAAGCATCACTAAACTTAATGTTAAAATATAGTGTGGTGCGTTTTTTATGGTGATCATAATATATATTAAACAGTATATTATTTTCATAGAATTATGCAGACCTAAAAATAAATATAAAACACAATATTGTATTTGGATTCGTTATATTTTATAGATGAATTGAACATAATATTATTATGCTTACATATCTGTCTAACGACGTTGGTAAATGACTTGTAAGATATTTTACGTGTAATATAAAAACACTTTGAAGCATAATAATAGTCTTCCAAAATCTTGTAAAAATCCATATGCAAACTATGATATAACATTTTCTTATACGCGTTTTGGTCTAACACGTAGCATTTGTCGCTCTTCAATGCGATGTTATCAAGCAAATCGAACAGTAATTTATTATCGACCTTTTGTTTGAACAATTGGTTGTTGCTCATTCTATATTTAATCATAATATTATTTAATGGTTCAACTAAACCCATTAGATAATATAAACTGTGCTTTATTTTTTGAGTTTATCAGTTTCGAGTTGCTTTATTTTTTCGAGGTAAAGAATGGCATCCATATGCTCTTCTTGTGCGTGTTGTATCCATTCTAGCAGACTTAGATCCGTCCTATCCATATTCGTGCCATATTTGTTCAATCCAAAGTCGGCGCGCTGTTTAAACTGATTGATTACAGAGAAAACAACACTATCTGTGTTCTCGGTCGTAATGTTAATCTCTGTTCCTGACATTATTAATAAAATATATGGAAAATGTTTATATATATTTTCATATATCAATTGTTACTTATACAACATCCATAATTTCGTTGGTAAATAAGGCAAGTTCTATTTGGTCTTCGTGAACCTTATTGAATATGGTAATATATCTACAAATAAGTGGAATAATCTTGTATTTCGCGTCTTCAGATACATTGTCTGTTATCTTAATGAAAATATAGAAGTAATCGAGAATGTCAATAACCGAATACCCCTCATCGTGCATTGTATACAATATTTTTATTGCTGTGTCCACCTCATTCTTCCTAATTTGGTTCAAATACGTATCAAATTTACTGAACGAAATGTTTGAACATATTTGCGTGCATAAATTGATATGAATTGGTTCATCCTCTGTAGAACCATAAATATATAACTTTTCGAGATTATTGATAACATTCCGTATATTGTTCTCAGAAATGCACAATATATATTCCCGGGATTCAGTGTCGATGTATATATGCTCGTTTTTAACAATCTTATTCAATAAATTGGATATCTGCAAACGGTCAAGAGAATGTATATGTAATATGTGTAATCTCGACTGAACACTTTCTATAATTTTTTGAATGCTTGAACATACCCCAATGAAATTTACATTGCCCGAGTGCTTATCAATATAATTACGAAAGACCTGCTGACTGTGTTCATTTACTGTATCCATATCATCAAGAATGACCAGCTTTTTCTTACCGAATATAGAGCATTTCGATTTACAGAATGTTTTCATCTCACTTCTAAAATAATTTATCCCCTGTTCTTTCAGATTATTGATAAACATAATCTCAGTCTGTGGTAGAGGTTCATCTTTTGTAACCCCATAGTAATCGCGAATTAAAGCATACAAGAAACTGGTTTTACCAGAATTTTCCCCACCGATGAATAATAGATTCAGGTCATCTATCGATTTTAACGCCGTTAACACAGAAGAAAATGAATCATTCATGTAAAAGTCATCTATGTAGTAAGGTTTATATTTAACAACGATCGATTGTTTCATTACAAATACATGCAAATAAACTTTATATATTAATCGCACAAAAGGAGATATAAATAGATTTGTATATAACATTTATATTGATGACAAATCACTACGAAATTTTGGGGGTAAATAACACAGCAAGTGATGATGAAATTAAAAAGGCTTACCGTAAGATGTCGCTACAGTTTCACCCTGACCGAAATAAAACACCGGAAGCAAGTGGTAAATTTCAAAAGATTAATGATGCCAATGAGGTCCTATCGGACCATAAAAAAAGAGCAGTTTACGATATGGAGTTGAAAGGAGGCAACCCTTTTTCATCATTTCAAGGAAATGGACCATTTCAAGGAAATGGAACAGAATTTCAGGACATGAATGGAATATTTAATGCGTTTTTTGGGGGAGGTGGTATGCCGGGTATGCCAAATGTAACGGGTATGCCAAATGTAAGAGTATTTCACGGAAACAGACAGGGTGGATTTGGACAAACGTTAAGTAAACCACCCCCAATCATAAAAAATATTGCGCTAACTCTAGAACAAGCTTACCAGGGCGGAAGTCACCCCATTTCTTTATCAAAATGGATATTGGTAAATGGTAGAGAAACCGAAGAGAAGCAAACTGTATACATAACTGTGCCACCCGGCATCGATGAAAATGAAATAATTATTCTCCGCGATCAGGGACATCAACTTAGCGAAACTATAAAGGGTGACGTTAAAATTACAATTAAAATTGAGAATAATACAGAATTCAAACGCCATGGGCTCGACTTAATCTACGAAAAGAATATCACATTAAAGGAAGCATTATGTGGTTTTGTATTCGACATCAAGCATATTAATAAAAAAGAATTTTCATTCAACAATAGTGTAAACCCAGCTACTATAAAACCTGGACAGAAAAAGGTAATACCCGAGTTGGGCATGATACGCGAGAAACACATAGGAAACTTAATAGTAAACTTCAATATAATGTTTCCCGACAAATTATCAGTAGAGCAAATACAAAAATTAACTGAGATTCTTTAAAAAATATTAAAAATTATTAACACATTAATTCGTTAATAATTTTTATTTAAGCCGAAATGCGCTTGGATGGAATGTCAACGTCAATTAGATAAATGGAGTTCTCTGTCATCACAATGTAGTCGTTTCCTACCTTGAAAATCTTTGCAACTGGGCTGGTATACTCATCTTCACTCTTAACCAGTAGTTTTTCCCCGTCCTCTTTGACGCCTATAAGAGCCGTTTTCTCTAACGAAGCTGTCCAGTAATCTAATAATATAGGCTTGTCCTCGACAATACCAAGTTTAGCTGCGTGTGCCAATGTATTTGCATCTGGCAAACGATATCCACTATTATCAATTGTTCCACTCATTATAATAATAAATATCAATAAATGCTTTAAATAGTTTAAGTTATAATTAGTATTAAAATCATTATTATTATGCGACATTTGGATATAAAAAATATCTAATGTGTTATATCATAACATATGCGTAAATTAATAGATGAACAGAACCAGTATATCCAACAGTATATCGACGGCATAATTAAATACATCGAATTTGTAAAAAATGCACCGTTCGTAATAAATAGCGATAACGCAACATTCATCATAACGACCGGTTTTAAGGCAATAACGCACATATACCATATGAATTACATACATACACACGATGTGGAAACATCTCATTACAGCATGCAAAAAGCATATCTATATTATTTAGAATATCTGGAACAAGTTTCCAATAGCAACATGACGAAGGATTTAAATCACACAGATGCCATTATGTTCGTGTACAGCAAGTCGCTTGTTAATTATTCATCCGATAAAATTAACAAGAAGACTGATTTCGACAAAAATTCAATTGTAGACAATATGGCATCAATCTCTAAAATTATTGAAATAATATTATGGTGGGATAACAATACAATTAATAGAACAACATTGTGTAGTAAATTATTACATAATATATGTTCCCTATCCTTAAATTTAAACGACGATTTATTATGCGCCTACATTGAATGTGGTCAAAAACGAACAATGGACAATGACGAATACGTTGAATTCTTGACATATTCGGTCAAACTTTTCCGTGAAAAAATAAAAACTGATTCCATTTTATCGGTTGACCAATGGATTCTAAATTCGATTTGGACCAACAATGATACAATTAATGAAATGACTATAAAAAAATGGTGTCGTACAATAATGAATTAATTTCAGTATACTAGGTCAATGTGATTTCACATTCGACAATATGTGTGTGTTTAGATAATCATTGGATAATGAGATAGTGCGTTTTCTAATTTTTGTCCTCTTATCTTTTACTATTATTTCACCACCCGACATAAATATTTCAGGATATTCCGTTTCGAGCACATTGACAATAAAGTTATATATGTGCTTTAAAATATCCTCACTGCAATTTCCCACGATCAACACGCTTCCTGTTCTGAATATCATAAATGACACGATTGTATATTTGTTGCTTGTTGTCAGTTCCGCCATGCTCATAGTCATATCGGAAGGGTCAATTGAACCAGTTTGCTTTATTTGGTCGTATTCATTATTGTAATAATATTTACATTTGACACCCGGATAGCTACATGGGTCAAACGCTGCCTCGATGTTATATTTACTACTTCTAATTATATACTGAAGTTTGTCACGGTCAATCGTGTAGCCACATGTGAAGTTAGAATTAATCAACACATTTCCAGTTCCATTTGTATCTACAAATGTCAATGGATTGTCTACAAAGGGCTGGATTACATCTAATATGTGTTTTTTAACCTCATCCAGAATGGTGCTATTCACGATGCCGGGAATCTCTAACTTACCTGTATTAAACACCTTCACGTGTATTTCTTTATATTTGCCACCGTGAATAAATCGCAGACATATGGCGAAGCAATTATAAAATGCGTTCTTTGGTTTACCTCGAGAGTTAATTATATCTTTACGTGACAATCCTACTGTTATCTTTCTTTCGTCTTTGAATTTTATTCTACGTGCTGTTGGATTATCAATTTGTTTTATAATATTCTGGGTATAGTAACTAATGCCATTCAATTTATCCATAATATTTTTATGTTCATCTGGTGTATGCGAGACAATTTTAATTTGTTTCTTGATTACTCCAGTTTCACTCGTTGAATATTCTATTATAGGTATTTTCCAAAATATATTGTAAATATCTATAGCCTGTGAAAGAAAGACCACTTTTGTCTGGGTTGATATATTCAACGGAGAACATTTAGGACTTTCCTCGGTTATTGTATTGGTGTCGTTTCCTATATTATCAATATGCGCATTTACAGTGTCAATTTGATTGATTGGATTGTCGTCATTTATATTTGAAACATAAAGTTCCCACTCTTGGTCGATATTCAATGTCATAATTAGTTCTATATAAAGAAGCAGAGTTTTTTAAATGGTTTCAATTTTATTAGTTTGAGTCTAAGTTGATACATTCTTTTTATAGCCCATTTTATAATATTACTAATAATTATATATATATAATGCCATGCGAAGAGGTCGATTCTACTTATAAACGTTTGCCTAGCGTTAAGACGCCTACAAAACCCATTAATATACAAAATGGAAAATCTGACAATAAGTTTAATACATCAAAATGTGAATTATTATACGAACAATTTGACCCTGCACCATTTTCAAGCACCCCACCAAATGATTTTATGAACAACTTGAAACTTCGAATCAAGATGTATAATTAATCGTAAACAGTTTTAAATCTATGACAGAAATAGTTTAGCATATCCATTGACTGCAGTTCTCCATTATGTAATATTTCACTTACATTGTAAAAAAATGATTTTTTTAGACATACCGGTTTATCTCGTATTACCATATTAAAATAAGTCAATATAATTGTTCGTTTGTCAATATTATATTGAATGCTTTTATCATGTATAAAATTCACTATCTCGGCACTATCAACCTTTATATCTATCAACATCTCATGTATCTTATTGAGCGTTTCTATGTTTATTATTTTTCCTTTCCAATCACCAGTTTTGATATTCTGATTTAGTTGAACGAAATTAATAATGCTGCGTATATCAGAGTTATAAATTTGTTGGATTGTTTTTATATCATGGTCTGACAATTGGATGTTCTCTTTGTCAGTAATATTCCTTATGAAGTTCTTTATCTTATCTTTTGGTAATTGATTGAATCTCATACATATAAATTCATTTACCAAAGAACTGTCTATTTTACTTATATAATTACATATCAAACAAATCTTTACATTTGGTGGGCACGACTGTAGCAATATCTTAAGCGCTTGTTGTGCGTTCTTTGTCATATAATCAACTTCGTCCAAAATTACGAATTTATGACCCTTTTCAAATAAATTATTAGAGCTTACAAATGAGTGAATTTGATTACGGATTGTGTCGATCCCACGTTCGTCTGACGCATTGAGGTGTATAATGTGCTGATTGTTTTTTTTAAAGTATCTCTTTTGATGACTATTTATCAGATTCACTATTGTTGTTGTTTTGCCCGTACCAGGAGGACCATATAATAATATATTGGGAAAATAATCCTTATCTAATATATTTTTAAATATCCGCTTATTAATTGGGTCTAATACAATGTTATCGAATTCAGTTGGTCTGTATTTTTCAACCCAGGGAATCGTATTCAGGTTAGTCATTAATTTGTAAGGCGCATTAATTTTATATTGTGTTTTATAAGATTAATATTGCGTCTCTAGTAATTACACATGTATGAAATGTAACAATTTAATCCGTTATTTTCATAACCCTCGATGAATTGCCTCAACCAATAGTGCCATTATCATAGGAACCTGCCAATAATTAAATAGATAAAAATATTCATTTTTCCTTAATATAAATGCTTGTATAAATATATATATAGCAACTATTGCCGCAAATGAAAGCGATACGATTGATAGTAGGAGAAGATGGTCCATGAGATATATAATATACGGGGAAACTATTTAATAAAATGATATAAAATAGAAAACGTTTATATCTTTATAAAATGGACAAAGAACCGGTTATACCAAAAAAGAGAGGAAGACGTAAGAAGAGCGAAATGCTAAACGAGACTAAAGAACCAACTCTCCCAAAAAAGAGAGGGAGAAAACCCAAAGGGGGGAAATTAACTACGAAAACAACAAACACCCTTTCGCAAGAAGCGTTACCCCGCAATGTCATTTTACATTTGAACTGTAACCTTCGGGATCTGGAAGTCACATCTTCTTCTATAGAAGAGAATATGAGGTATAAACCATCGTTGCCACCTGAGGTTAAAGCGTACGACACAATTGAAACCGACGGTTATGGTGAATACGAGAATAAAAATAAACAAGACAACTTCGCTTATAGTGAAGTAAATGAGATTGCCATAGAAACTACATGTAAGATGTGCAGCGCTATAAAAGACGCTTCACATCAAGAAGATGATAATATCAATATGAAAGACATTAATACCAAGTTAAAGCAGCTAAAGATATCATTATATAATAACGATTTACAGGGAAAAACATCGTCATGTTTTTGGTGCACGTGTGAGTTTGACAATCACGCATGTTATATACCGAAGTCAGAAACGGAAGAAAATGTTTGTGGTTACGGGTCATTCTGTAGACCCGAGTGTGCCGTTGCACACTTATTTAAAGAAAATATTGATGACTCGACTAAATTTGAACGATACCAATTGTTAAATCAGATATACAGCAAGGTGTATGAGTATAAAGAAAATATTAAGCCAGCACCAGACCCGCATTATTTGTTGGATAAATTCTTCGGTGTGTTGTCTATACAAGAATATCGGAAATTGCTAACAACCGATAATTTGTTATTTGTTATAGACAAACCAATGACTCGCATTTTACCCGAATTGTTTGAAGACAATGACAATTTTGTAATGGGCATATATGGAAATAGTGTCACCAAGTCACAATCGTCTACCAGTCAATACAAGGTTAAGAGACAAAGTGAAAAACAACCCGGTCCGAGCAAATCAAGTATCATGCGCGATAAGTTTGGAATGGTTGCATCAAATTAGTAATGAACAAATATTATATCATTACTAAATTCAAATTGTAAAGTTGTTTTAACAGATGATACAACAGTGTCGTTTGTTCATTAATACCCCAACTAACATGTCATTTGGTTCACGCACATTGTCTGAAATCGACATTTCTACTAAATCTACCTCTATTGGTGGTATGTTTGTGTCTGATGATATTGTGATTGGTCTGTCAACATCACTACTACTGCTGCTGTCATTGCTACTATTTGTGTCATTACTGTCATTGCTTCTATTTATGTTATTGCTAATATTGTGGTTTAATACAGTTGTATCTGAACTAACCTCTACCTCTTCAGTTGGAATTGCTACCTCTTCAGTTGGAATTGCTACCTCTTCAGTTGGAATTGCTACCTCTTCAGTTGGAATTGCTACCTCTTCAGTTGGAATTGCTACCTCTTCTGTTGGAATTTCTACCTCTTCTGTTGGAATTTCTACCTCTTCTGTTGGAATTTCTACCTCTTCAGTTACTGTAGTTTTATCATCGCTAATGGCATCGGATAAATCCTCATCGATAACGTCCAATGTATTAGGTTTGTATATCCTATCTAAACATTCTTGTAGTATATCATCGACTGTAGATTCTGTGAGTGACGTTTCATGGCTATCTTTTTTGTCCATGATATATTATTTATTAATAAATTAATATAATGATTATACCGACATTTAATGTATATAAGATGATTACATGCAACCTTAAAGGTGGACTTGGTGAACAATTGTTTCAAGTGTTTTCCGTTTTGAACCATAGTATCGATAACAAAATTCCATTCATATTTCCATATACAGAACTTCTTAAAGATGCCGGTTTCTTATACAAAACATATTGGAAAACATTACTAGGTGGTTTGTTGAAATATACAACGGGAAACAATAAGTTTGAAAATGTCGAACGTGTGAATACATTGCTGTTAATGGAACACCCAACATTTAATGAGGTTTCGTATACATATTCAAATATTGGGAATAATGACAATGTGTTGATTAATGGTTATTTTCAAAGTTATAAGTATTTTGATAAACATAAAGAGAATTTGTTTAAACTAATTGACCTTGACCATAACAAACTCAAGATTCGTGCTGAATACTTTAATATGTTAAACACCAGTTGTGTTGCAAGTATGCAATTTATAAATAAAAATGATAGAAATGGTCATTTTGAATATGCCGACATCCCTCAAACGTATTACGAACAGGCTCTTTATCACATACCATCGCAATACAAAATCCTGGTTTTTTGTGAGGCGAGTGACCGCGAAAGGGTAGACGGCATTGTGTCTTCATTAAAGGAAAAATACCCACACACATTTCAATTTGTGCCACATGACATACCAGATTGGAGACAACTATTATTGATGAGCTCTTGTGGAATTAATGTGTTGTCCAATAGCTCGTTTAGTTGGTGGGGGGGATATTTTAACACTGATTGTGTTGATGTGTTTTATCCAAGTGAATGGTTCGATGAAAACACAAAACATGACACATGTGACCTATTTCCTCCATCATGGAAACAACTAGATGTGTAACAGTGAAAACATAATTTATAAAAATTGAATTATAAATTATGGAAAGAACATAGAAGATAAAACTCATCATTTACTAGATTAACATGTCTTCTTTTACAAACGCCGACGCAACCATTAACTTTGAATATATTAAGGAAATACCTTTTGTGAAGGAATTGCATAAACGCAATAAGAAACTCAAAAAGAAGAACAAGGACCTTAAGTGTCTGATTAAGCTTATCTCCCGTAATGTGTCTCTCCTTTCTCCACCAGTAACAAATATCACCAGAAATGTGAGCAGTTGTAATTCGTCTGTTACCAGTGTGCCTAATGTCTCTTATAAAATATACGATGAGTGTCCTGTAGAGGTTTCAGTATCGAATAAAGACGAAGACGAATTTGCTTACCGTTTCCGTTGCGATGAAGAGGAAGTTGTAGAGGAAGAGGAAGAGGAAGAGGAAGAGGAAGAGGAAGAGGAAGAGGAAGAGGAAGAG